CGTGTCGCTCTTGGACTCATCCTGGACCTCGCGGATAGCTTGGTCCAGAGCAGCCTTGCTCACGCCCGCTCCACTGATGTAGTACGGGCTGCCAGAATTGATGGCCGATTGCGCCAAGTTCTTGATGGCGTTCGTGGTTCCCCACTCCAGCCGCTGCACGGCGAGGTTCCGCATCTCAGCAGTGGTCTTTGCAAACCCGCTGAGGAGCTTATCCTCGAACTCGTACACGTGGAAGGCCAGTGTGTCTCGGGGCAGCGTGATGGTCTCGCTCACCAGTGCGCTTGCCTCGATGTGGCCACCCTTGGCGGTGTAGAACACCTTCAGGCCAGTCATCTCTTCGATGTACACCCGGTCATCAAAACCGACGCGTTCAACGTCAACGATCTGGTCGAAGAAGGTCTCCAAGGTGAACCCCTCGATGATGGACTCGGTTAGTACCGCTGCGAACTCGCGGTGCCACTGGGGATCATCCCAGTTAGCCTTTGCCATCTCGGTGAGTTCCTGCTCGATCTTCCGCAACTCGGCACGCTCCTCTGCGGTGCGTCCCTTGTTGTCAAGAATCTGCTTCAGGCTCATATTGTTCACCTCCTCCCTAAACCAAAAACTCTGCGTCACAGACGCCCAGGTCATTATCTGCATAAGTGACCCGGAAGACTGCTTCTGCCAGGACAGCGGTCTCGGCCCAATAGCCGTTACCGTCGTCCCACGCAAGCAGGTTGTCCACGGCAAGGTCTCCGGCACCATCGTGACCGAGAGCGGCCACCATGATTACCTCTGACCTCGCTGACGGGAAGTTCAGGCCCGGCTCGGTGGTGCTGGCTTCCGTGTTACGGAACCAAACCTTCGCTCCAGCCCCGTGAAGGAGTTGGACCATGCGACCCCGCGGTGCGGTGTCGTAGTCCTGCATCAGCGTTCCCGCTGCTGCGCCTTCATAGGTCTGCGAGTCGTGCTCATACCAAAGCGCACCGATGAGACCAGTGATTCCAGCCCCGCCGAGGGTGTTGTCAGGAGCCGTTGCGTTGGCCTGTCTCAGTTCCTGCGGATCTGAAGTAGACGTGGTGTCTGGCTCCACGGCGGTGCCCAGTCGCAGGTCTGCTGCGGCGGGGGCGCGGAAGCGGCCTTCACGAACGAGGTTCGTGAACCGTCGCATTCCGAAGTTACGAGTGGTTGTGCTTGTACCCATACGTCACCCCCTTCCTATGTCGTACCTGCGCCGAGGTAATCCCTCAGGCGGTTGATGTTGCTGCCCTTTTCTCCGGCTGTTTCCCTGGTTCCATCCAGGTTGCGCGTCTTCGGGGGCTTCCCGTCATCGCCGTCGTCATCTGACTTCGACGCTTGTTCGGTGATTTCCTCGAAGTCCTTGAGCGTCTGAGCGAACTCTTCGTCGCTCATCTTGGCCCAAGCCTCCTTGCGCTCGTCAACGTACTCCTCGGAGAACTTGGTGACTTCCGTCACCTGAGAAGCACGCTCGTCAGCCAGATCAGCAAGCCGGGCAGTCTCGGCTGCTTCAGCGATCTCGCCTTCGAGTTCCGTCACGCGGGCTTGCGCCTTTGCGATGGTCTCGTCCTTCTCCACAAGGGTCGCCTCCAACTCAGCAATACGCTTGTCGGCTTCGACACTTGCCTCCTCAGCAGCCTTGTTACGAGCGGCGGAAAGGAGAGCGTCCACAGCCTCTTGGTCGTAGACCTTATCGCTCACTTTTTCCTCCTCGTGAGAGGCGACCTCAGGCTTCTCGGCGCAGAACGGGCAATCACTGACACACGAAGCGTCCTCGGGGAGGTCCGCTCGGAGCATGTCATGTAGTTCTCGTCCAGTCATGCGCTTCATCCTTCGTACGAGAGGATACCACGGAATTACATCCGTGTGGTTCCACTACTTCTGGGTTGCTACTTGCTCCATAAGATGCCGTAGAGATGCGTACGCCCGATCAGCGTGTGGCATCGATCGGTCGGCGTATTCGTGGGTTGCTCGGGCGACCTCTTCGATGTCTGCGTCGGCCCATCCCGGTTGGGTTGGGGGGAAGATCAGTGCGCCGCCCTGGAAGACAGGGTTGATGAGCCTACGGGGAGCCTGCACTGATCCTTCGAGGTGTTCGCAGTACTTGTCTGCGGACCATTCGAACGTTTTGGAGCAGGTGAGGCATTGTTTGGCTTCCCCTACACACTCCATCGAGTACCACAGTTTGCCCTTACCGTGAGCGGCTCGGGCTGCGTCTGCGATGTGCGGGTAGTTGTGTGCCCACAGTGCAGAGAGAGCCTGGATCTCGGGTAGGAGTTCGCTCTCGCCATCCGCGGCTTCCCGGTGGACCAGTTTCGTCTCAACAAACACTCCGACGGGTTTGTCCCACTCGTGCATGACGTTAAGTGGGGTATACCGGATGGAGTATTCGCCTCCTTTGAGATCTCCTGTCGTCCAGAACTGGCCGTTGCGGTTGGGTTGCTCGCCCTGAGCGTATCTACCCGAGATCCAGAGAAAGTTGGGGTTGAGGCGTTCGCCCTTCATTTCGAAGGCGTACTCGCGGTCGAGTTCCGCAGGGTCGGAGATGATGTGGGCACGTGCCGTGAGGTAGCCCTTGCCGTTTCGCTCGGTATACATGCCGTCCAAGGTCTCCATAGTTGCCTCCGGTTCTTCGTACGAAGGTTACTACGCCTCCGGGCGATCTTGCTGTCCTGGTTTCCCGCCACCGCGGCGACCAGACGATCCCGGCGACTCCCCAGGGTCGCTGCTGTCGTTGTTGCCCCCGAGTTTCCCCGGAGAGTCGAACGGGACCTGAACTGGCTTGAAGATGTCGTCCAGTTTCTGTTCTTTTTCCTGCTCGCGGCGTTTCTTTTCCAGACCGAGGTCGAACATGAACTCTTCCAGGAAAGTTTGGCGTGACAGTTCGCCACGGTCCCGGATCGATTGGAGTTCGGTTGCGACCTGCGGGTCGAACAACATGTCGAGTCTGCGGGGCAGGTATTCAATGCTGGGGTTGTCATCGAACTCGTCGTTGTTGCGGTCTGAGGTGGCACGGAGCACTGCGGCTTCGATGTCTCGCTTGATCATGTGGCGTCGGTTCTCGATCCCGAGGGCGACGATCTTGGCCAACGTGATCTGTGACTCACGGTTGCCGGTGTCGGCTGGTGGGGCGAGTCCTCCGAGGAGCCGGAGCCGGATGCGGTCATCGAGCACCGAGTATTTGCCGGGGTTGAGGATGTTCTCCAGGTCGGGGGTGATGATCTCGATCTCTAGGCGATGGTCGGAGACGATCACTGATGACTTGGCTTGGGTTTTCATCTGGTTGGCGACCGCGGTGACCTCAGAGGCTTTCTGCACTGGGTGTGCTTCTGTGCCCTTCTTGACGAGGACGATGAAATTGATGCCGCCCAGGAGGAACGCCCGGTCCATTTCCCGGAGTTGGTGTTTCATGTCGAGGATCGGGAACACGGACTTCATCCGTACTCGTGCCCACCGTTCGTAGGTGGCTTTGGTGAGGGAACCCATCCAGGTGTTCTCTGGGTTGAGGAGGATGAGCCGATCGACGGGTACGTCTTCGGTTTTGAGTTTGGCGATCTCTGACTGTGGCGGGGTGTAGCGCCCGAGGAAGAGTTGCTCTACGAGTTGGTCTTCGAGTACCCGGTCCTCTTTGACTCGTTTGAACGTGTCCATGTCGCCTTCGTCTGCGATCCAGGCAAGGCTGTACCGTCCGAACATGTCAAGACCGACGGGTACGACTCGGGTGGGGTCGAGGATGCCGAGGCCGGTGGGGACACGCACGTTGAACTCTTTACGGCGTTTCCGCTTGGGGCCGTCACCGCGGACTTTGTAGGTCTCCTGTCCCCACCAGACGACACCGTAGTACTGGGAGACCTTGAACAGTTCCCGCCAGATCATGCGGAGGTAACCGTCGAGGTTGAGATCGCGGGCGATCTGGCCCCACACGTCGGCTTGGTCGGGGTCTTCGGTTTCGATGGTCATCTTCTTGAACGCCATCGATTCGGTCACGTCGTAGATGCCGTCTACTACGTCGTCGTCCATGGAGTCTTCGGCCATGGCCATCTGTTCGAAGATCTTGGAGGGGGTGACGTAGCGGTCACGGTCAAAGATGGTGCGTTTACGGCCCTTGCCAGGGGTGGAGGTGTCTTCTGCCCAGGAGGCGAGGGCGCGACGGACAGGTTCGATCCATTCGGACCCCTCATGTTCGCTCCAGAACTCCGAGTCTTTGACCACGCCGTCCACGATGTCGGCTTGCTCCACGTCGGAGACGACTACGACGCCGTTCTCAATATCAGTGCTTACAACGTCAGTCACTTGCTCATCTCCACGTCTTGGCGGCGGATCTCGACTGACCGGCTTGCAGCCTTGTAAGTGAAGTCAATGAGTTCCATCACCTTGGCGAGTTGCTGGGTACGTACGAACTTGGCTGCACGGTTGCTACCCATGCGAACGAGGTTGAGGTGCATCTCGGTGCAGCGGGCCATATACCCCTGGCAGAGACGCATCACTTCGTCGGGGAGATCCCAAATGATGTTCTGGAGGTCCACGACGATGGCGTCGAGTTCCTCCTCGTATCCTGCACCTGGTTCGAGGGCAGATACGGCTGCGTGGGCTTCTTCTGATGGTGCGAGGGCTGGCCCGTCATCGGATTGGCGGGTAGCTACCAGTTGGACGCTCATACGAAAGAGCTTAGCGGACCCTATATGAAGACAAGGGGTACTTCTTCACGTTGTGTCGTCATTTCCTGGACCTTTTCGAAGATAGCCATCTCCTTAGCCAGAACTGCGAGACCGCCTGCGTCGAGGGTGTGGAACTCCCCTTGGCTGAACCGTTTCCGCCCGTAAGCGTCTCTCGTCGTCGCTGTCTCTCGGGTCCAGGTCTGACCATTCCACTCTCCCAAAAGGTCGGTATCGAACGGGAAGATGAGTCTGCGTCCATCCACGTAGGTGCGGAGCAGGTCGTAGGCGTGTTCCTTGGCGACACGCTTGATCTCGAAGTCCTTGGGGTCTTCGTAGTCCTCGTAGTCGTCGTAGCCGACGATGATTTTCTCTGAGAAGTTGTACCCGGAGATGAACTTCATGAGTTCCGGGTTTTCGTCCTGGAGGTCCTGGAACACAGGGTGACCGAGGCCGGTACGGTCGATGGCGAACATCTGGGGCTTGTAGAGACGGATGAGGTGGGCGACGACGCGGCGTTGGTCGGCTGCTCTGATGCGGCGCATGTGGATGCGGGCGAGGAGCCGGAGCGCTACGACGGGTCCGGTTTTGAGTTTGAGGGTTTCTTCGCCCCAGATGAGGATCTCTGAGGGGTGGCTGGTGAGACCTACGTCCATGCCCATCCAGAACACCTTCCATGCTTGGAGGTGGATGCGTGGCGGGTCGATGAGGTCCATGATGTCGCCGCCCTTGAGCATCTCGTCGTTGACGCGGCGGTGGTAGTAGGTGTCCTGGTTGTATTCGGAGCCTTCGTTGTCGTCTACGCACGCCATGAGGCGGTGGAGGACGAAGAGGGGGTTGGTGGCGTCGCCGTGGAGTCCGAGGATGTTGCGGAGGTAGTCGGCGGCGTCGCGGCCTCCGTAGAGGGTGGCTTTGTCTCGTCGTTCCTCATCGGACCAGTCGCCACGGTGCATGGCGGTGATGCGTTCGACGTACCACCCGGAGCCTGGCTGGGTCACTGCGTGGAACCGACCTCCGACTCCCTTGGATACGCCGTGGGCGCGCCACTGGGCGTCGTCTTGCCCATATCGGAGAGTCTCTACGAGTTCTGTCCAGCCAGGCTCGGGGTAGTCCTGTGCCTCGTCCATCTCCAAGCGGAGGGGGTGCAAGCCTTTGACGCCTTTGCCGTCCTTTTGGGGGATACGTCCGAGGATCTTGCAGCCGTTGAGGAAGTTGGCTTGGAAGGGCCGGTGGGTGAAGCCTTTGCCGACGCCTCCGGGGAGGAGTTCTCGGGTGAGGCGGGTTTGTTTGATGCGGTCTTCGATGCGGGCAGTGAGGGGGTTGAGGTGGACGAGTTCGGGGGCGGTGACGACCATCTCGAAGCCGGGGAACTGAATAGGGAACGCCCAGGCGCGGAGGATGATGGATTGGGTCTTACCGACGGCGCGGGCGCAGGCGTCGATGAAGAGGCGTTCCTGTTTACGCCACCACGGGATTTGGAAGTCCCAGGCACGGAAGATGCCTTCTTCGTTGTCGGCGGTGGGGTCTTCCCAGAGGAACTCTGCGAGGTCGATTCCTGAGTCGTCCTCAATCAAGGCGAGGAGGTAACACTCCTCTTCGGTGAGGGCAACGCTTGCTACTGACATGGGTCAAGCATACATTCGTTCGAACATCTAGCGCCACCACCGGATTAGGTTGATTCCGCTCCCTACTTCCCCTATCGTCCTTCGAACATTGGAGGTGAGCCTATGCGTGCAATGATTCCCCTATTGCTCACAGCAATGCTGTTCCAGACTCCGTATGCCCCCAACGACGACCATGCGGACCCGAACCATTTGGAAGGTCAACTAACCGAAGAGCAGATGATCACCCTGGTCACTGCTTATTTCCCACCCGAGTGGCGAGGCTGGGCTATCGACGTGGCCTGGTGTGAATCCCGATGGAGGACACACGCCAAACGGCCCGGTGGATCGGACTCGGGTCTATGGCAGTTCATCCGATCGACATGGGATTGGGTTGCGGACGAAACCGGCACCGGATCTCATGCGTCGGGTGCCCCGTTCGATGCTCACGCCAACGCGATCAACGCGGCGTGGCTGGTCCAGAACGGTGGCCCGTCACACTGGGTCTGCAAGAGCAGCCGCAAGTTCCTCGATCTCGGGGATGGTGTGGTCGGTGACGACGAGGGGTTGGAAGTCGGGGGCTTCGGGCGGTTGCCACATGCGGTCGATGATGAGGTGGATACGGTCCCGGTCGGTGTCGTTCCATACTGCGTGTGGGAGCCAGTGCTGTACCTGGAAGGGGACCATGTGCTGTGGTTGGAACTGCTCACCGTCCTGCCAGAACCAGCCCGCTGGTTCTACAGGTATGTGCCAGCGGTCATGGAATGGGGCTGCGTCAATGTGGGGGACGATGAACCCGCCAGGTCCCAGCCTCGCCCAGAATAGGCGCTTGTAGGCCCCGATCACCTGAAGGGGTTCCCCGAGTATCTCGATGACGCTCTGGGAATCCACCTGGGCGGTGACCTGTCGTTTGTGGGCTACGCCGTGGATGCGATAGTCGGTCTCTTTGTTCCAGTCCATCATGCAACTTCCTTGATCCACAGTTTCTGGTTCTTGCGGAAAGCAGCGTCGATAGCTTCGAACTCCTCGCGGCATTCGCCGTTGATCCACGCCATGACTTCGAGGGGGGTGATACCGAGGTGGTGTTGTTCTTCCTCGTCGGTGCGAAAGTACATGCCGACTTGGGTGAAGATCTCGTGGAGGAGGGTGATCGCTTTGTCGATCTGGCTGTCTCGGTGGACACCGAACTCCTTGGCGCGGCGTTTCAGGGTGGCGAGGTACTCGTGGACGGCTTGTGATTCGGAGTCCTGCCGCTTGGCACGGTTGAGGCCCATCTTCTCTTTGAGGAGCCGCACTTCCCGTTCCTGGTCGAGCTTGTTCTTGTAGAGCTTGTCTGCGATCTCATCGATGGCGCGCCCGTCGTAGTCGGCTTCTCGGATGAGCCACGATCCCCAGCGGTGGCAGAGGAGTTCCCCGACGAGTACTCGGTCGAGGTCTTGGAGGTCTGCGACGTTCTCGAACTTGTATTGCTCGACGTAGCGTTTAAGGGCCTTGTTCCAGTAGACCTTCTCTTCGTCGGTGATGACCTCGAACTCGACGCCTGATGCGCCCACGACTTTGATACTCATACTGCGATTGTACCTTCGAACATTCGGGTTGTGCCTGCTGCTGCGAACTCTTCATCTCCGTACATGGCCATGTCGAGGATAGAGAAGGGTGCTTCGCCTTGGTATTGGTAATTCCAGGCGTAGGCAGGGGCGGTGTCCATTTCGGAGTTGAAATGTGCGCCGGGCATGAACGGGAAGATGGGGCAGACTTTGATGGGAGCGAAGATCCCGTCGGCTCGGTACCCACGGGAATCGACCATGAAGTAGCGGGGGGCGTAGAGGACTTTGCCGGTGTTGAGTTCTACGGCGTCCCGGATGATGTGAGGATCTGAGGGGAGCCAGGTAGATTCAAGGGACACAATGACGCAGGGTCGCGTAGAGCGTATCCCGGCCTTGCGTTCAACCATGCTGAACGCTTCCCGTCGGTTCCAGGACGACTTGTGAATCCCGTAGGTGGCTGTTCCGCTGGGTACGTGAGACCCGGCTCGGTCGTCCCAGTATTCATGGCAGTAGGAGACGATGATTTCGTCGGACCAGTGTTCAGCCGTTTCGCAGATCTGGTAGAGCCGATCTGTGGGGGCTTCGGCTGGGATGTAGGTGACGATGTGGGCTTTAATCCGCCGCATCGTGTTTGCCCCATTCCCCCTTGCTGAGAGGATCAACGGTTTCGATTTCGCCTGTGTTTACCCCGTCAAGGAGTTCATCGACTCTCGTGCGAGCGTTTCCGAGGAGTGTGGTGAGGGGGGAGTACACCGGGTCGGACATGTGGAGCGCAGCGTTCATCTCGTTCATGCGTTTCAGGTGCAGGTGGCCCTTTTCGAGGGCTTGCCTGATCTTCTCCAGGTCGGAGCGGTGTGCTCTGATGTATTCAGTCAAAACGGGCCTCCAAGCGTGAAACCAGTCGCTCCCGGTCCTCGAATAGGGACAGGAGTTCTTCGAGTGGGATCACAGCGTAGAGGTCTTGCTTCTGGAAATACCCGAAAGTGATGATTCCGAAGTCGGCCATCTCTTGGGCGTAACCGATGTGTTTCTGGAGGTCTTCCCGCTTGATCGACACGGATTTCTCGCCCTTGGTGGACTTGTGATCGATCGCTAGATCGGTGCAACCGTAGCTGGCCAGCACGTCGCCCTTGAACTCGATCTGTTTCAACGCACCGGAGCCTGGCTGCCGAAGAGCGACCCAGCCGCGTTTCTCAAGGAGTTTCCGTATCCGGTTCTCCTGCGCCTTCCAGTACTTCTCTGCCACTCCAGCCTCCTGCGACCCGGTTTCCGAGCATCTCCATCTTCAAGGCGATGCGACGCTGCTGCTCCTGTAGTTCTTCCCAGATCTCCTCTGCGGTGGCGTAGCGGCGAATGATCGCTTCGGATACCGCTGGATTGCGTTCCTCCTCGATGAAGGACAGAAGCGCATCGACCTCATGCTCGAAAGAGTTCATCATGATGGCGGGCAAAGCGGAGGCAGCGAACCTTCCGTTTTTGACTTCCATGATGTCGAACCCATCGGTGCCGTGCCTACGTGCTGTCAACTTCGGCATCCATACTCCTCAATGTAGCTATCGCGTCGATACCTCGTTGAGTTGGTTTGAGCATCCGATGCCGGTAGGTGGAGCGCTCAAGATACCCGTCAGATACCAACGATTCTACGTGGTATTGAACGCTCGATCGAACAGTTAGCCCTACGCCGTCAGCGATCTCGGCTCGGGTCGGCCCAAACCTGTGGTTCTCCAAATGGCGAACTACATATTCGAGTATGCGGAGCCTTGTGTCATTGGGTTTAGCGACCATATGCTGTACCGTAACGTCCTTCGAACAAATGTACAAGGATTACATCCAGCCTCCAAACTTCACCGACGAGCATCTCGTCTGGACCAGCGAATTGCTGGCCAAGCGAGAGGATCGATTGGCGCACTGGGACCGACGGAAGTACCTGAATGTCCTCACAGACCTGTATGGGCGGATACGGAACTCACCGTCGGAGGGGAAGAAGTGGACTCAGCACGTCCGTGACCTGCCATTGGAGATGCTGGACACGATGGTGGTTAACTGCTCTGCGAAAGCAATCGTTTCAGGGCTGCTTCAGCCCCCTCAGCAGTCTTTGCCAGGTACCTGAAGTTTGCTGGCAAGAAGCCACCGATTTCACGGTTGAGTTCGTGTTCGCAATGCGAGCAGCG